CGTTTACGTATCCGCGCTGCCGCAACTGGTACGCTTGCTAATACTGTGACATTCCCCGTTTATCGTGTGAACTTTACAGTTGTGTAATACATAGGGGCTTCGGCCCCTATCTAACTAAAAAAATTATGCCTATAATTTACCTAAAACACCCTGTTCACGGCACTAAAGTTGCTACAATGGATGCCGAAGCAGAGTACGACGAAACACACGGTTGGGAACGATACGAACTAGCTACGCAACTAGAAATCGTAGAAAAAGAGGTAGACGAAGTAGATGCGGCTCCAGTTAATATATTGGAAGTAAAAAGACGTCGTAAATCTATTTAGTAAAAGGATTAAGCCATGACTACCTACAGCGCTGGCGATCAAATTAACGGGGCTTTACGTCTAATCGGGATGCTTGCTGAGGCTGAAACGCCTTCTGCCGCTACTGCCCAAGATTCGCTTAACGCGTTGAATCAAATGATTGATTCATGGAATACCGAGCGTCTATCCGTTTTTTCTACCCAAGACCAAGTATTTACTTGGGCGCCCAATCAAATTAGTAGAACATTAGGCCCTACAGGTAATTTTGTAGGTAACCGCCCAGTTTTATTGGAAGATTCGACTTATTTTAAAGATCCAACTAACGGTATTTCTTTTGGTATTAAATTAATTAACCAGCAACAATACAACGGTATTGCGGTTAAAACGGTAACTTCCACGTATCCACAAGTAATGTGGATCAACATGGAATACCCTAATATTGAGATGTACGTTTACCCAGTGCCTACAAAAGCATTGGAATGGCATTTTGTTTCGGTTAATGAATTAAATCAGCCAGCTACGTTATCTACAATGATAGCGTTTCCCCCAGGCTATTTAAGGGCGTTTAAATATAACTTAGCTTGTGAAATTGCTAATGAGTTTGGCGTAGAGCCACCACCTAATGTGGCCCGTATTGCAATGACGTCTAAACGCAATCTTAAGAGAATTAATAACCCTGACGATATTATGTCTTTACCTTACAGCATTGTAGGCACACGTCAGCGATTTAATATCTTTGCAGGGAACTACTAATGCAAACGCCTATCTTAGGACAGGCGTATGTTGCGCGGTCTGTTAATGCTGCGGATAACCGCATGGTTAATTTGTTTCCCGAAGTCATACCAGAAGGCGGTCAAACAAGAGGTTTTCTTAATAGAGCGCCTGGGCTTCGCCGTTTAGCTACTATTGGTACAGGGCCTATTCGTGGGCTTTGGACACACTCTACTGAAGGCATAGATGCTTATGTTGTGTCCGGCAATGAGTTCTATAAACTTCAACCTGACTACACTGCTACGCTTTTAGGCACAATTAGCGGCACTGGGCCAGTATCCATCGCTGATAGCGGTATTCAGATATTTATCGCTGCCGGGGCTACGGCCTACGTTTACACTGAGTCAACTAATACTTTTGAACAAATTACCGACCCTGACTTTCCAGGCGCTAAAACGGTTTGCTACATTGATGGCTATTTTGCGTTCAATCAGCCTAACAGCCAAATTATTTGGGTAACAGACCTTCTTGACGGTACTTCAATTAATCCTTTGGCTTTTGGCGCTGCCGAAAGCTCTCCTGACCAAGTTATAGCCGTTGTATCAAATAATCGTGAGGTTTGGGTGTTTGGGCAAGGTACAACTGAGGTTTGGTACGACGCGGCCACTACACCGTTTCCTTTATCGCCAATTCAAGGCGCATACAACGAAATTGGTTGTTTAGCACCTTTTTCTATTGCTAAACTTGATAACAGCATATTTTGGCTTGGCGCCGACCCACGTGGTTACGGGATTGTTTACCGTAACCAAGGCTATACAGGCAAACGGGTGTCTACCCATGCCGTAGAGTATGCTATTCAACAATACGGCGATATTTCTGACGCGCAAGCCTACACATACCAGCAAGAAGGCCATGCGTTCTACGTTTTGAACTTTCCTACTGCTAACGCTACTTGGGTCTACGACGTAGCCACAAACGCTTGGCATGAACGTGCAAGCTGGAATAATGGCAATTTTACCCGCAACCGTGGGCAATGCCAGATGAACTTTAATAGCCAGACTGTTGTTGGCGACTATGAGAATGGCAATTTATACGCTTTAGATTTAGATGTTTACGCTGACAATGGTCAACCTCAAAAATGGCTGCGTTCTTGGCGCCCGTTACCTGAAGGTCAAAACAACCTTAAACGTACCGCCCAGCACACCTTGCAACTAACCGCTGAAACAGGCGTAGGCATTAATAGTCAAATTGACCCTGGGCGTATCGTAGACCTTATTATTGCGCCGGAAGAATCTTTTGCCATAGGGCCGTCTGAAACAGTTACGCTGTACGTTGATAATATCAATAACGATACCGTTGGGGCTGACCCTGAAGTAATGTTACGCTGGTCTGATGACGGCGGTCATACTTGGTCAAATGAACATTGGGCTAAGATGGGTCGTATCGGCGCATTTAGCACCCGCACGTTCTGGCGTCGGCTTGGCATGACAACTAAGTTACGCGATAGAGTATATGAAATATCAGGTACAGATCCAGTAAAAGTAGTTATTGTAGGTGCTGAACTAGCAATTACTGGCACAAATGGCTGATATTACGCTTCTTCCGTCGGCTAAAGTTCCCCTCGTTTACGACGGGGAGCTAACGATGACGACAGAATGGTACCGCTTTTTTTGGAATATATACGGCTTTACAGGTTCGGGTACAATTCCCGTTGATAAAGGCGGTACTGGATTAGCTACAATTGGTGACCGTCAACTTATTATTGGCAACACAAATAATGTTTTTGAGCCTGCTTTATTAAGAGGTTATGGCATTACCATAAGCTATGACCCCGGCTTTGTAAATCTTACTGTTACTTCTACTAGCTCTTATCAAATTGCTACACAAGGGCAAACAGTATTTACAGGACTTAACTACATTATAGGTGATAATAGATTAAAAGTATTTGTTAACGGTAGCAAACAAATATTAACCGTAAACTATACCGAAACAACAGTGTCTAGCATTACGTTTTTAACTGGGCTAAATGCTGGCGATTACGTAGAGTTTGTGCAATAACTATATAGGATTAAAAAATGACGACATTAATTCCGAAGTATGACCAAGGCGCTGCTGGCACAGTTAACCGACCTATTGATCTTAAATTAGGTGAATTTATCTCGGTTAAAGATTTCGGCGCTGTCGGCGACGGAACTACTAACGACGCAGCGGCGTTTACGGCGGCTTTTGCGGCGATTGTAGCTACAGGTAAAAAAGGCGTCGTATATGTTCCATCGGGTACTTATAAGATCAATTCATCTTTAACGGTCAACATATCTTTTGTTTCTATTTGGGGTGAAAGCGCAACGCTTAACTTTTCTTCTTTAACTAGCGGCGCTGCATTAGTTATTAACTCAACTGTATCGCCCCCTTACGCTAACGCAATTACTTCTATTTCTGGACTTCAATTAGTTGGTAATTCTAAGGCTGGCAGCGTTAAAGGTATTCAATATACATCATCTACAGATGTATCCCATGTTTCTGTAGATAACTGCTCTATAAACAATTTCGGCGTTGGTGAGTCTTTTGAAACTAATAGCTACTTAATTAGCCATAAAAATACAGACGTTTGGGCGTGTACCATTGGCGTACAAAACTTAACTGGCTTTGCAAATAACGGCGAAAATATCTCTTATATTGGCGGCGCAATATTTAACAACGGCACTAACGTCGTTCAAAATAACGGCGCTGGCGATATGTTTTTCACCAACGTATCTTTAGACTTCCCAGATACAGCGCATATTAGCATTACGGCTGGTAACCTATATTTTGCCAATTGCCACATTGAAGGCGGCAGTGTCCCTGTATTTTCTAATAATGTTGTAAATTCAATTACTAACTTTACTAACTGTTACTTTATTCAGCAGACTTCATCTGGGGCTACGCCTTACATGACCATTGCTGGCGCTGTTGTTATTACTGGGGGTAGACTTTTTGCGCCTAACGCAACATCCCCTGTCATTACTGTTAGCTCTGGCGGCTCATTAAACTGTAGTTTTGCCTATTTACAATACGCTGGGTCTACATTATTTAACCTAGTTAGCGGTTGTTTTTACACTATTGTTTCTCAATTCCCTATTCAAATTGCTGGGTATTTTGGCACCATTCATACTAGCGGTAACATTGGCGGTAAAGCTGGCGCAACTTTTGGCGACGCGGTTAATGTTAACAGCGGCGGCGGTTTCGTTTCGCTAAACAACAGCGCCATAAATCTGCTTAATAGCACAACTGGTATGGGCTTTGCTGGGTCTGCTTTTAGCTGGATTGTAAGCGCGTCGCGAATTCTTGACGCAAGCGCAGGCAATTTACAACCTGGTGCTGACAATGTTACAGATCTCGGATCGGCTGTTTTTAGATGGGAAACTGTATACGCTGGTACTGGCACTATTAATACTTCTGACCGCAACGACAAACAACAGATTGCTGAATTAACTACGGCAGAAAAAGCAGTAGCGCAAGCACTTAAAGGAATGATAAAAACCTTTAAATTTAACGATGCGGTTAGAAAAAAAGGCCCATTGGCTCGTATCCATACGGGTGTAATTGCTCAGGATGTAAAAGCCGCTTTTATAGCCCAAGAGTTAAACCCTGATAATTACGGCGTATTTTGCTCTGATACTTGGTACGAAGTTGATGGCGAACCATGCGGCAAAGATTTTGTTTTATATACCAAAGATACGCCTAACGCTATTGCAAAAACCCGTTTAGGTGTTCGCTATGATGAATTATTTGCCTTTATTATTGCCGGGCTATAAGTAATGCCTAACATATACTTTATTGGAGCTATTTATGCCTGTTGTTAACTTATCCCCATTAGGCGGCGCTGGATGGCAATTTTTTACCGATGACGGTGTTCCATTAGCGGGCGGTTTGATATATACCTACGCAGCAGGGACTACAACGCCTGCGGTGACGTATACCTCTGCAACAGGCGTTACCGCTAATACAAACCCTGTCGTACTAGATTCGGCTGGACGCCCGCCATCGCAAATTTGGTTAGCAGCGTCAAGGTATAAATTTGTACTTAAAAATTCTAGTAACGTACAAATTTGGTCTATGGACAACCTTTCGGGGTTGCCTTCCGCAGGGACGCAATCGTACCAAACAGCAACGCAAGGTCAAACCGTGTTTTCTGGGCTTACCTACACAACAGGCAATAACAGCCTAAAAGTGTTTGTAAACGGCAGTAAACAGGTTGTTACCCTAAATTACACTGAAACAACGGCTAATTCAATTACCTTCTTAACAGGCTTGAATGTAGGCGACATCGTAGAGTTTTTACAATAATATGCAATTAACTGCTGCTTCTTCTACGCAAGTTGCACTACCTTTAAAAGAAAAGGTAGAGCGCTTGCAAGAGGCATTGTTACAAATGCCACAAGCGGACGTAAAGTTTTTACATAATTTTGAACCTGGCAAATACATTCGTACCATGATTGCCCCGCCTTGGTCAGTAATTGTTGGCGCAGAACATAAAACGCCGTACAAAGTTAGGCTTGAAAAAGGTACACTTGCGGTAAACATTGACGATGAAATTCATACGTTGACGGCTCCGCTAGAGTTTAACGCCCCTGCTGGCGTTAAACGCGTTGGGCGCGTGTTTGACGAAGAATTAGTTTGGGTTGATATTTACGACAATCCAAATGATTGCACTGATATTGAAACAATTGAAGAACGGTTGTACGTCATACCTGAATGTGGTTTGATGTCTAACCCATTAGCTTTAGAGCGTAGAAAACAACAAATTGATGCCAAACCGTTAAATAATAGCGTTAAAATGCTTTTAGGCGACGCGTTTGGTTTTAGCGATAGGGAGAATTAATATGGCAGGTGGAATAACAGCAGCCGTTGTTGGAGGTGCAGCCGTCCTTGGCGGCGCGTATATGTCATCTCAAGCAGCTAAAAGCGCCGCAAACACGCAAGCAAGTGCAGCAGATAGAGCCACACAAGCTAATCAAGAAGCGTTAGCTCAACAAGCTGAAATGAGTTTGCCGTACCGTACTGCGGGTACAACGGCTATAAATCAACTATCTGCTATGACTCAGCCTGGCGGCGAAGCTACTAAAGCTTTCAGTTACGGCCCTTTTGAATACACTGCTGATCCAGGATACGCCTTCCGTATGAAAGAAGGTATGAACGCCATGAACGCTACAGCGGCGGCTAGAGGTGGTTTAATATCTGGTAACGCTCTTAAAGCAGGTCAAATTTACGGTCAAGAAATGGGATCACAAGAGTATCAGAACTCATTTAACCGCTATTTGCAAAACTACGCGAACGCTCAGAATACATTTCAATTAAACCGAAATAACTTGCTAAGCCCACTACAATTTTTAAGTAGTCAAGGCCAAGCCGCAGCAGCAGGTC